ATCGTCCAGCGTCACCGTTACGGTGTCTGGGATGGCCGCCGGGGCAGCGGGCTCCGAGGTCTCAGCCTCACCTTCATTTCCATCGTCAAGTGCCGACAGGAGCGCGTCGTCTTCATCGCCCTCGGGCGTTTCCGTGACGGTATCTGCCGGTTTTGCCTTTGCATCTTCGACGCTATCCGTTTCCGGGACGTCTCCAAGAAGACTCTCAATGGCACTTACACCCTCGTCGAAAGACATAGGGGATGCTTCTACGGACCCGCTGGGGGCTGTCGTATCAGTCATAGGTTATAATCCTTGGTTGGCTTTAGACGGCCTTGAAGACGCGCCGCTCCTGCGATGATCCAATCATCGCCTGCATCTCAGCCGGGAAGACGTCGCAAATCTTGGCGAACGCCTGCAGGGTGAGAATGAGTGTCTTGTCGTCGGCGTTGGTCGTGATGAGCTGTTCGACCGCGCTTTTACGGATACGAGACAGAACCTCGAGGAACACCGGATCTTTGGCGAGGCGTTCGGCCTCTTTGGCTAGGAATTCCTTGTCCATCAGCCCGGATCTCCACCTGTTCGGACATCAGACGAAACCTGCGTCCCGCCGTTTTCCTGGCCCATCGCCGCAAGTTCGCGTTTCAGTTCAAGCTCTGCGCTCAACTGCTCACGCTTCAACTGGATTTCCGCATTGATCTGCTGGACGCGGAGTTCATAATCCATCTGCAGCTTCTGCGCCTGCAATTGGGCGTCCTGCTGCATCTTCTCGCGCTGGAGCTGGATATTCGCTTCATTCTGCATCGCCGTCATCTGAAGCGTGGACTGCTGATCCTGCTGCTTCAGTTGCAATTCAGCCTGCGACTTCTGCATGTCGGCCTGAAGCTTGGCCTGCTGAACCTGGACCTCGGGCGGCGGCTGGCTGGAGGCTTCGGCGGCCATCTGCTTGATCTGCTCGAGGTCTGCGTCATCAATGTCAGGATAGAACGAATCCGCGTTCTTGATGCCGGCCGCCTCGACGATCTTGACCAGCGTCTTCCTGATCTTCGGCATCATCTCGATTGCCTTGTCGGCAAGCCCAGAAGCTTGGAAGCGATCGGTGATGGCAATCTGGCTCGTCAGAATGTTGTTCAGCATCGCCATGTCACGATCACGTGAACCAGTGCCAAGGCCGACGTTGATCTGGGCGTCCATGGTGGCGTTCCACTGGCGCGGGTCCATCTCCACCCATTCGTCACGCAGGCGGATCATCCGCGGACGGTCCTGATGCTTGACGATCAGACGGAGAACCTTGGCAAACACCTTCTTCCAGCCAAGCTCTGCTTGGTTGCGGGCAATAAGCTCGACCTGCGAATAGGCGCTGTCATGTTGGTTCTGGTTGGCTGTCGCTGTCTGGTTCTGCAGCGTCTCAGGGTCGAGGGCCATCGTTGCGCGGGAAACGCCCGTGCGCATCTCGATCACCTGATCCATGAAGCCGAGGGTGGCCAGACCGTCCTGCAGGATTGACGGCGTGACCGTGTAATTGATCGGCGCAGTGCCAGGCTTGCGAAGGATGACGCCGCCGACTGTAGGATTAACCAGCTCGTCCATGTTGATGACGCTGCCGGCCTCAATGTCCTTCTGCGGGTTATTGACCTGGTAAGCGTTGTTGAGAAGCTGGCGCCCTACTGACGTCTTGATCTGCTGGATGTCCATGACATCGCCAGCCAGAGAACGCGACGTGAAGCGATGCGGCACAGGCTCGCAAGGAATCTGCGTAAAGGGGAGATCGTCGTCCCACACTTCCCAATCAAGAAGTTCGCCAGCACCAGAAGCGCCAGCATAATAAGCCAGTACCGTCTCTGCGATGCCGTCGCCATTCACGTCCGCCTTGATATAGCACTCGTAGAGTTCGATGCGGTCCATGGACGGGTCGCCGTTGGCATTGCCGAACTGGTACGGATCACGGGCATTTGCTTCAGGCGAAAGACGCGAGGACGAGAAGTTATACCGCGGAAGGCTTTCCACTATATCCTTGTCAAAGCCCATCTCGATCAGCTTGGAGCGGGTGACATGCGGATCACGATGGCAGACGAAGCGCGCCGTCTCGATGGTGATGGACTCGCGATCCTTGAGGAAGTTCTCGGGCTCGACAGTCTCCATGACAAGCTTGCCCTTGGATGTGACATGCTTGATCTTCACATCGTACAGCGGGATCGAAATCGGCTCTCCAGTCTGCGGATCGATGTCCGTATATGGCTCGCCTTCCTTCTGCGAGATGATCTCGACATCTGGATCTTCGAGAAGCAGCGCTAGGCTCTTGTCATCGAGGCCGCTGTGAACCGAGTATTCGCACTCTTCGCTGTCGTCCCAATAGGTCTTGACGATGCCGTCTGCCTGGAGAAGGCTGTCGTGCGTGGCGTCCCACATGATGCGGTAGCCGTCGTTGTCCTTCCAGAAGACATAGTTGGCATAGTCCGAAGCCTGGTCTGTGAATTCCTCGTCACCCGGCTTGGTGGGCTCGTAATCAACGATGCGATCGGATGCGGTGAACACGCGGATGATACCGGGGAGAACCCAGCCAATCACGTCGGCGACATCACGGCTCTTGAACTGGCTCCACCCTACCTGATGCGGCGTGTCCGGCATTTCGCCGTTGTAGTAATTGATAGCGCGGACACGTTCTTGCACGACTTCGGTAGAGACGAACACCTCTGCATCATTGATTTCGGCGGCGATGAGGGCTTTGAGATCAACCTCATCGATCTTCTTCGCGTTACGTGCCGCCATTCAGACTATTCCCTTCGATCTGCTGACAGGCATCTTGAATTCCATTTCATGTTCAGCGAACCGCTTCATCATCAGCGCGTATCGAGAGGCTGACAGCACGTCGTCGCGTTCTTTGACGACCTTGCCGTCCTTGCGATGGTAGAGACGGAATTCCTCGAACCACTCCGAGCAGGTTGAGAAGACTTTCCACCTGCCCGTTACCATGCGGTCAAGCATGTCCATCAGACCGGCTTCGACGCTGTTCGATCCGTCTTCAAAGGTTGCCCGCTCCGGGAGGAACGGCATGCCTTGCGCCTTGTACTGCGATGCCAGGTTCTCGCCGGCGGCTACGTCATTGTTGCCGTCATGCGGCCAAGACCATGGCAGCCACGAGCCCCAAGGCTTCAGAGCTGCGGCATGTGTGTGAACCGGCGCCTCTCGCTTGCGGTAGACCTTCGTGACGTAGATAACGTCAGTGTCGCGATCCCATGCTAGGCAAGCCGCGGCAGTCGGGTGATCCCAACCGAAGTCTATGCCAGCGATCTGCACCCAATGCTTCGGAATGGCAAAGGGCGTGACCGTGATATCTTCCTCTGGAACAGGGAAGATCCGGCCCGAGCCAAGCGACGGGATACCCTTCGTTCTCGCTTCCCGCTCATGGGCCGGATAGCTGTCGATGATCCTCTGCCGTTCTTCCGGCGTGTAATGGTCCGCGTCGTCGATCGTCATCGTGATGACTTCGCGGTCTGGAGATTTCTCCAGGATATACCGAGCAACCACCGTACTCATGCCCTTGAGAGGCGTGAACGTTACGGCGATCAAGCCCCGAGTGGCGTTCGTTCTGGTAATGCCCTCGAAATAGACATCTTCCGGCGGCTCTTCGTCGAACCATACGAAGTCGACTGTGTTGGCTTGCCATTTGCCGCGGCCCTGCTCGTATGCCTTGAAGAGAAGCGTTGAGGCCCCTCCAGACACATGCCGAACCGTGACGCTATCAAGCGCACCAGAGACGCCAGAGCGGCGCGTGGTGGCGATGATGTCAGCCTTTGGAATGTAGCCTGTGCCCCATTCCTCCTCGTTCATCGGCGGCCCGATCAAGAGCCGCTGCACGCCGTCGCGCGTCAGCTCGTACGATTCAGAGCCGGCGAGCATGACGATCGGCCGATCAAAGCGCTTGCCCTTCCACCAGTCTGGATATCGACCGGTGAGATGCATTGCGGCTTCAGCAGCACCGGCCAATGTCTTGCCGAGCTGGTTGCCGGCCATGAACAGGCGCTCACGGAAGAGAGCACCGGCTTCGTGAAAGTCCTCTTGCTTCGAGTAGGGAGCGTATGCCGCTAGGCGATTAGTGCGCCGTCTCCGATCCAGCTCGGCCATCAACATCGCTTGCTCCTTGAGCATCGAGGAAAGGCCGGATTGCTGCATCGAGAGATCGGATGCGCTGGACAAGCTGGTCATCCGTCAGATCGTCCATCTGGTTGATGTTGACGTTGAGATCCTTCGGCAGGATTGAGGCGACTACCTTGAGATATTGGTCTGGCTTCTCGTCTCTGACGCGCTGAAGCGTCTCGACGCCGTTTGCCTGCCAGTCTGCGTAAAGGTCTTCGAGGAACTGTTCGCCGAGCTTATTGCGGGCGCCCTTGGGCCTGCCGTTCGGGTTTCCGCTCTGGCCTGGCTGGTAGGGGATTAGGCCGCTGTGTTTCCTCTCTGTAGATTCAGAGTCAGCCATCACCAAATCGCCGTAATTGTTGTCGCCGTGGTGCCGGTCGACAGAACGCGAGTAACGCGAATCGGCAGCAACGCGCCGGCCGGGACGCCAGTGAACGTGACAGACTGACCGCCTGCCATGGTGACAGCGATGTTGCCAGCGCCGCCGACGAAAAGAGCCCTGGTGGTGTAAGTGAGATCCGTACTGTCGTTCGGGGTTACCGCAGCCGCATTCGAGCCAGGGTCAACGACGTTGTTTGACTTGTTCGAGAGATCAACTGCGGCCATTGGGCACCTGCCTTTAGACTTTGCCGAGAAGGATTAAAATGATGAGAACTGCGAGCAGCAGCCCAACCCCGCCTGAAGGCCAAGGGCCTGAACGGAAGTGGAAGCAGCCGGCGAGCGCCAAAATCAGGAGGATGAGCAAAATCGTACCAAGCATTGCGCTATCTCCTGGCGGCCAGTGGAAAACCATTTTTATCCAGCCGAGGCACTTCGCACTAATTTTCTACCGAGAATACCGGTCACAGCCTATTATCACGCATCTTAAGCGGGCTCGCGGCCTTCCCGATCTCAGAAAAAGTTCCCGCACGGTTCAGCGCAGAGTAGATAAGCGCCTGGTTTCATACGGATCTTGCCAATGCGGCAGCGCCAATGCTTGGTTCCCCACATTATAGCGCCCTCCACAATCCCTCACCCGGCGGCTCGTACCGTGTCTGACACGAAGCCAGGATCAGAAACGGTGTTGCGAGAGCAATGGCGAGGGCTATCCATATGGTGAGGATGATGAGCTTGCGGGTCATGTCAGCAGGTAGCGCTCTGCGATCCACGATGAAACGTCTGCCTTGCTTGGCAATGGCGGGGATAGCTGTATTGGCGTCTCCCAGAACTTTATGGCCGGAACTTTGCTATGAACGCGACCAATGCGGCAATGGCGATACTGCTCATTGCCGATGTTCATCATTTCCTTGTGAAGAAGTTCGAGCGTTCCAAACCTGCTCATCTCGCTCTCCTGAAACGATGAACCCCGCCTCAGAGAACTGGGCGGGGTGAATGTCGGGAAGGCCTTCTTTGCTCCGAAGCAACACGATTTTGCGTCGTGCTGAACGTCAGGCTAGAGCTATCCCCTTGCGGGCTTCCCGATTTCCGCCATGGTTTTGCCGCCCATGGCAAGATTTTCTTCGTAAGCCGCCTGCCGAGCCTCGTCTTGCCAACCTTCATGCCACAAGCCTTGTTCCCTTGGCTTATCCCGCCTCGGAACGGCTTCTCGGTCAGCAAACTTCTGGCTAAAGGCTGGGTAGCTCATGTCAGTTAGCCTGTGAGCGGACATCGTTTGATGATGGAATAACCCAACGGTTATCTGATTTGTCGGATTGACGCAAGTCCTTCCGCCCCATTAATGCGATCAAACCCCTGCGAAGCCACAGCGAATCCAGAAGTTTACGTGCCGTGCCTTTCGGTGAAGCCGATCTTTTCGTTTGCTTCACGTCTCGCCGCTGCAGCATCTTCCTTTGTTTTGTATGTTCCGATGGTTATGAATCGGCCATCAACTTTGACTGCGGCAAGCCATTTGCCGGATCGCCTAGCATAAACGCCGGTCTCGCCGCTTGTATTGTTCTTCCTGATTTTCTGATTTCTGGAATTAATTTGGTGGGGAACATCTCTTAGGTTGGACAGGCGATTGTTTTTCCCATCCCCGTCAATGTGATCTATATCCCCAGAAGGCCACCCGCCTGTAGCTAGAAGCCACGCCACCCGATGGGCAAGATATCGTTTGCCAAAAATTTCACCGGCCATATACCCTAACCCATCATCACAGCAAAATGCTTCTTTGCCGGGGAACCGAGAAGACCACATAAGGAATGATAGCCTCGTCTTGAACATGCTTTCCGGCCTGTCCTTCCAGAAAATCTTTCCTGTGTCAGGCTCGTATCTCAAAAGTCTTTCCGCGTCCTCGAATGTCATAGCGTACGCCATTAGGCAGCCCTCGATGCTGTCTGTGAGCGTTTAGACAACTCTGTTAGCCCTCTTTTCAGCCAAAGAAGCTGCTGATCGCTCATGCCTCGCAGATGCTCCAGATCCATAACCGCTGTATTGAAGACGGTCTGCTTGACCTGGGGACCATCGACGCACCGAAGCAAGATGCCTTCGACCTCCATCATGGCGTTGGAAGCACGCCGCGCACGGTTGGTTATGCTCTCGGTCACGTCTCCGTCATGCCCCTTGATGCTGAAGAGAGATTGAGCGCGGGCGCTGGGCGCAGGAAGGCCCACCAGATGGCGATAGCGCGCGTGGATCTCTGCATACTCGTCACCGGCCTCAAGCTGCTCCTTGGTGATCCTGCCGTCGAGGAACATGCGCCCGAGGGTATACCCTGCATACTGGCTCTTGACGGCGTCGTCAGATACCTTCTCGCCCCATCCGTCAATGCGCCGCCGTGCTTCAATTGCCACGCTCATGGCCTCCTTCTGCGTTTCGCTGCGCTTTATGTCGCCGCTCGGATATCTCTCTACGTTCTGCTTGCGAGGGCGGCCGGCGCCCTTGTTGCCACGGTGTTTAATCTTAGTCGCCTTGCCGCCCATGCTTCATTCCTCGTTTAGTCGATGATCTTGCCGCGGAGTGCCATTGCTACGAGCGCCGTGACGTTTGCCGCTCCAAGCCTGTCCATTGCGTGCTGCTTGTGCGTCTCCACGGTGAATTTCGTTACACCCAGGATCTCGCAGATTTCGCTGGTCGTCTTACCGTGGCTGAGCCAGGTGAGTATTTCCCGCTCACGGGGCGTAGTGTGGAGATCAGCGGCGACACTCATGCGGCTACCCCCGCCAGCATCTCGGCACTCCACGTTTTGTTCCGGATGATCAAGCTGACAGTACTGCTGGAAACTCCGAAGGAAGCAGCGATATCCTTGCCCATTTCGCCTGCCGCCGAACGGCGCCGGATTTCTGTCGCCTTTTCCAACGTCATGTTCGACTTGTATTGATACCGCTTGCCGCGGGTCTTCCATAGGCAATAGAGAATGCTCGTGTGGTCGCGCTTGAATAGTTTCCCGAGCTGCGTGCTGGACAGGCGAGGATAGCGTGCCGCCGTGCTTTGAATGATCAAGTCCCGAATGGAAACCACATACTGCGTTCCGCGCCTCCTGTGGATCTTCTCCAGCGGCACGCCATGGATGATGCACATGGCCTTTATATATTCCATCGGCCGGGTGCGCTCGTTCTGCGTCGTCTGCCATGCCTCCCATGCCTTTACGTGTTCGATAGGTTCCGGCCGAATCCAAAGGAGCCTGGGTCTGGCGACCTTTTCGGACTTTGCGTTCTTTCCCAAGCGGATCTGGATTGCTATGATCTGGGCTTGGGTTGGGAGTTGACCCGCCTCCGTGATGTGCATGTTCATGGTTTACTCGCCCTCAATGGATGCTGGTACATCTGGAATGTCGAGATGCGGGAACATCCGACGAAGTTTGGCTCTTGATGGGTTGTGACCCTTCAGTGCCTTGTTGAGCAGTTGAAGCTTGCGAGGATCGACCCTTGGCCCGTCGTCCCGCTTCTCTGCTGGCGGTTCGATCCGCGGGCGGTTCTCCGCCTCGATGATGAGCTGTTGCGCCCTGCACTCCTCGGCAAAGCTTGCGCAGCTCGGGGCGAAATCCCGGTTCTGCCCCTTCACCTTTCCGGCGATGAACAGACGTGCCGCCCTGCCGATCGCCTCTGTCGCAAGTCCTTCCACCGATAATAGGTAGACGCGGATCTGAGCATCGACATCAATGGTTCCCGATGCTGGGAAGCCAGAAAGCATCGCCGCTATAATCTTGGCTGGAGATGAGATCCCGGGCTGCATCGATCGCGGTCCTTCTTCCTGTGCTGCGGTTGGTGATGAGGTCTGGCTCGTCTGCCCAGCTTTCGGAGCGAAGCCATGTCGCGGGGTATGGAACAAACTGAGGATCACGGCGCGTCAGTTCCGAAAGATTGCGCCTGAGGCCGGCCATGATGTCGTCAGGTCGGTTCCCTTGCTTGACCGTCATCTGGTCCCATGCCTTCTTGGCATCGCCGCGGGCCTTCTTGCGGGGGTAAAGGCTGTACCATTCTTCAAAAGTCGTCATTTCACGATCTCCACATCAAATCCGTATTGAGCCTTCACGCACTTGCGCTTGAACTTGCTGAGAGGGGTGTCCATGCCCTTGACATCGATCACGCGGAACCGGTCTGCCGTATTGTCCCAGAAGGCGAAATCGCTCTTGTAGGTGCCGATCAGGAAGCCGTTGATGAGAATGGTGAAGGGACGCTGCAACTCGACGCCGATCACCTCGCCGGCCTTCTCTCGGCGCTTGAGTTCGACGTAATAGGCCGCCTCACGCTTGCTATCGAAAAGGATGCCGTCCACCATCGTCTTCGTGGCGCCATATTTCGACCGCTTAGGCTTGGCGAGGAGAGCTTTGGCCTCTTGGCGCGAGATGTTGATGGTCATCGGCGCCCCAGCTTCTTTTCAGTCGGGTCGTATCCAGCGAACTTAATAACCTTGCGCTCGGGCCTTTTGGCGAACCGCATGCGATAGACGCCAGGGGCGAACCCAAAGGGAATTTCAACGCGTGACGTACTTACCCACTGGAGTCCCTTTTTCGCCGCTGCATCCAGCACGGCTTTCTTTTCATCCTCGGAACTGACTATCTCTTCCCAGAATTCGCAGTGCTTGTTCGTCATCACGCCGCCTCGATGGTTGGTGAAGGGGTTGGGTTAGGCTGCATCCCCGGCAAAGAGGGGGGCATCGTTGTAGATGCGGCGTTCCGCCATGGATGCGTATTCTGGGTTTAATTCGAGCAAGATCGCATTGCGTTGGAGCCTGTCGGCCACAAGGCCCGTGGTGCCAGCGCCGCCGAAAGGATCAAGAACAGTCCCCCCAGAAGGGCATCCCGCCAGAATACAAGGCTCAATGAGCGCGGTCGGGAATGTTGCGAAGTGAGCCTCCTTGAAAGGCATCGTCGCGACCGTCCAGACAGAACGCTTGTTGCGCTTTTCGGATATCAAGAATTCGCGGTAATAGCCGCCTAGAGCCGCCTTTGCCTCATCAGCCAAGGCCTGAACGGCCGCATCATTTTTCCCGGTGCCATCCTGCGTTACTCTGGCTTTTCCAGTGTCCGTGATACCTACTGCGCGGATGGCGGCAATATGGGCGTCAGTAAGTCCGCATTCTTCTGCTATTTCCGCCGCTCGCTGCGCCTGCTTTCTCGACCTCTGGGCGAACGAGACAAGCCCGACTTTCGTCCGGTGCTCCTCAGCGCCAGACGCATAAGCGTCTGCTCCTTTATGTGAATTGTTCCCAGCGGTATGATCCGCAACCTGGGCTTCAGCAATCGCATCCGCATCGTAATAATAGCGATCGCTCTTGCTCAGAAGGAAAACATATTCGTGAGATTTCGTGCATCTGTCGCGAACACTTTCCGGCATAGGGTTAGGCTTATGCCAGATGATATCTTGACGGAGATACCAGCCATCCGCCTGAAGCGCGAAAGCTACGCGCCATGGAATACCAATCAAATCCTTAGGCTTAAGACCTTGCTGCTTGATGCTCCCGGTATTCGCCATCTTGAGCGGATGCGCTGCGATCTGGGCTTGGGAAATTTTCGATCTCTCGCGGACCTTGGAAACTGAACGATCAGCCATTTGTCCAGTTTCCCCTTGTCGACCTTGCGCTCCCCACGATCCCGCATAGCTGTCACCAAGGTTTAGCCAAAGCGTACCGTCGCCACGAAGCACCCTGCGCACTTCACGGAACACCGCAACCATTTCAGCGACGAAGGCGTCAGGCGTGTCTTCAAGACCGATCTGTCCATCAACCCCGTAGTCGCGCAGCCCAAAATATGGCGGAGAGGTCACGACGCAATTGACACTTTCAGCCGTCAGACCCTTCAGAAGTTCTCGGCAATCACCATTGAGGATTTGGACAGTCATTCCGATTTTTCCTTCAACTCCGGGCAAATCCAGTCCGCGAGGTCCGCCGCCTTATCTCTCAGCCATGCCGCGAGCTTCATCCTTCGCGACAAGCTCAGCCATCGCACGAATACGCTGGGTTTTTGCTCTGTATTCTGCATGCTCATCCCTCGCTCGTTTGAGAGCTTCAGCCGTCTCGAAAAGCTCAACCATCTGGTGATGCCTCACGATCCTGCTCTCGTTATTCCACCACCCCCGCAGGCGGCGCTCTGTCCATCTCTTGTCTGGCTCGTCACGGTGCGGGAAGCGTCGGTTCAGCTCCTTCCACGCCGTGTGGAGCATCTCACCGACGTGCCGCTTGCCGTGCGCTATCTCGGAAACCAAGAAGTTTGCGGTTGCTACATCGTCCATTTTCTTACTCACGCCCTGTTTTCGTTTTCCCGAATCCTCGGGTGAAATTCCCGACACTGCCGGTCTCCTTTGGTGCATCTTCCTCTTGTTCAAGGAGTTCAGAGATGAACCAAAGCACTCAAAACAAAGACGACGATGCCGAATTGCTTGCCGGCTTTCCGGCATCGTCGCTGGTCCGCCGCTCGGGCCAACCGGTTATTCAAGTATTCAGCCAGCGTCCCGCCGCTCAACGCGCTGCTGAAGAAGCCATCTCGCCCGATTGGGAAGTTCCGCCTACGATCGGCGAGATGGCAGTTCGCTTACTCGCGGAGTGGTCACTACCGCGGATGAAAATGCTGGGGCCGTCTGGGAGGAGAGACGACCCCAGCGCCGAAGAGCCTATCTGGGAGGGGTGAGGCCGGCTTCGGATTTGATTGCATTGATTGAACGCTCGTGCAGCCGATCCGGGCTAAGGAAGAAGAACAGCAACCAAAAGTGCTGCTGAAAGGCGTTCGGATCCGGGTACGGCATGGCGTCGGTATCCAAGCCTCTGTTGAGCCGGATAGCCCGAGCCTCGTAAACGAGGTTTGCAATCTTCATCATCTGCGAGTGGGTCACATCAATGCAGATCCACGCCCGAACGAGAGACGCCACGATAAGCGATATTGCGGAGACTGTGATTATGTCGCTCATGGCCGAAGTTCCTTCGAACGTGCCGGCGCTTCCCGCTCACGGCTGGCTGCACATGCAGCGAAAGCAATGACGGTGCAGAAGAAAAAGAAGCCGACGACGAGGATGATGAAGAAGGGGCCTAGGAATTCCGTCACCATGATTGCACCTCGCTATTTGCGTTCAGAATTTCCTGCAGAGATGCGATGAGGTTGCCGAGATGCTTGCTCTTGATGAAAATCACGTCAGACGGGCCATCAAGAGCTTCTTCGCGGATGAAGACCCCGTCGCTGTAGACGGAGATGACGAATCCTGCGCCGCCTCGATTCCCTGCTTTCTGGGCCGAAACTTTCAAAGCCTGAGATTTATTCAGGTCAACCTGCCAACATGTGCATTCGTCTGGATGGCGCGGGCAGCGCTCTTCTGGATCATCCGATCCAATGCATTCGGTCTTGTCGCTCATGCCTTCGCCCTCTTTCGCTCGCACAACCAGTCCACGCTCGCCTGCCATGCGACCAACGGCATGACCAGAAAGACAGGGAAGAGAATAAAGATCAGCATGGGGTTACCTCGGGTGAATGGTGGGGTGGGTGGTCATGCTGCGGAATCCTGCTCTTCGGCCTGTGGGGGATTTGGGAGGGGAATCCAGTGAGTAGGAGAGAATTCGTACCCCTTGGTCCAAATCGACCAGTAGGTGTCGAAGTGGAACTCCTCCTTGGTCAGCACCTTCATATCGTCATAGTGGGCGAAGCTTTGGCTCCAGCGCTGTTGATGCGATCTCCGAAGCTTCCTGCCGATTTTATCGATCTTGCAGACGTGTATTTCCCCGTCTTCATTCAGCGCCATGAAGACCGTCCCGTCCTTCGGCGCAGTCTCTATCGGTTGCCATTCTCCGCTCATGCCGCAACCTCCAAAGCCATCCGCCGTTTCGCGGCCCAGACTTCCATGAAGTCGTCAACCGATACGTCGCCATTGGTTGCCTCGACGAGGGTAAACATCGTGTCCAGCGTCGTGCTTTGGCCGGTCATTATCCGCCAGAGCTGGCACCTGCTGATGCCGACTTTCGCGCCGAACTCGGCGATACCAATCCCATTTGCGTCGAGATACTGGGCCAGAGGATGAGCGGACTCGTCAGCACCTTTAGCCGCGTCTGCCGAGTCAAGCGGGAGAGCCCTTTCGCGCATGAAAGTGTTTATCTCAACGGTGAACTTGAACCATTCGCCGCGGATCCTGTCGGCCTTGAACATCTCGTGGATGCGCTTTTCTTCGACCTTCCCGCCTTCGATGACGGCGACCAGCGTGCACCTGGTCGGGCACCCGATCGAAAGATTGTGGAACCGGCGGCGCGGATCGTTGGAATACCCGATCTTCACCATCCCCTCGGTTTCGATGAAGTAGATCATGCGGCGGACTCCTGCGACCGCTCCTGCTCGTCGAGCCAGTCAACAACGCGCTGGTAGGTATTGATATTGAACCCCAAACCATCGCGAACACGGATCAGGAATTTGGTGTCGTTCACCGCCTTCAGGCCAATGGTCGAAAGAGACGTTTTGTTTGCTTCAGCGAACGCCTCTGCTCGCGCAACAAGTGCGGCTCTGATGTCATCGCTTGAGGGAACTGCTGCTTCCATGATCATCTCCTGTTATGGGGATTTATCCCGATTTTCAGGAGGAAGTCAAGGGTTCTTTCCCGATTGCCAAAGAAATCGGGAAATAGGACATTGAATTATGGCAAATGAGCTTATCCAGAAGATCGACAAACTGCTCGCCGACCGGGGCGAAAGCCGCGCCGCTGCGTCCGCTGCAGCAGGGTTAAGCGATAGTTACATCCGCGATCTGTCTCGAAAATCCGGGAGCCCCAACCTGGGGAAGCTAAAAAAGCTCGCCGACCACCTTGGCGTGAAAGTGGAGGTTCTACTACCCGCTGGGTCTGTTGACACGAATATTAGCAGGTCCGTAACATCACTTCCAGTTGTCGGGCGTATCGCGGCGGGCCAGTTCATGGATATCTCTCTGAGAGATCAAGACGAAGAATACCCACACATCAATGTGGTGACAGACGACCGGTTTTCACATGCCAAGCAGTATGCTTTGGAGGTGACCGGAGACAGCATGGATTTGAAATATGCGGACGGCTCGTTCGTCACCTGCGTCGATTATGCCAGTTCAGGTTTAGCGCTGAAGGACGGCATGACCGTGCACGTGGAACGCTATATGGGCGAGGGCCAATTCGTGGAAACGACCTTGAAAGAGATCGGCCACGAACATGGGATCATCGTGCTGCTTCCTCGCAGCTCGAATCCGGCGCACAAGCCGATCCTGATGGTGGGAAATTCGGAAGAGATCACCGTCGAAATTCGCGGGATCGTGACAGGCTCCTGGAAACCTGAAGTTTTCTGATCCCCGCCCCTAGAGAGACAACCTCCCTTTCAGAGCAAGAACTAGAAGAGAGAAAACCTTCTAGCTTCAGAACTTCTATCTTAGTGTGCCATAGCCGTGGCACTTTTGATAAGTGCCAGCACTGTGGCACATTATTTCCACGGGTAAAGCATCTCGTATCTGTTCACCCCCCTTTTTCTGTGGGTAACCTGTAATAATTTTTGGCCCTCGAAAAACTTGATCGCGCGGATGACCGTTCGCACGCCGGTTGCTGTGTCTTCAGCAATACGTTTCGTTGAGGGCCAACTCTTTTCGCTCTGGTAATTGATCCGGAGCGCAATCGCGATCCCGATCAATCTGTAGGTCGGCAAGATATCGCCGTTAGCCCTCACATAGCGGATCCAGTCTCGCCGGTTCTTGGCGAAATCCTTGGCGGCCTGGCTGTCGAAATCATCATCTTCGTCATTTGTCATAATCCCGCTTGTACGGGATATTTCCCCATCAATCAATAAAAATCGGGATTTGTCCCTTGCATTCGGGAAGAATCCCGATTATAACTGATCTCACCAACCAAGCAGAACGAAGAAGCCCCCGAGCCGATCTTCTGCAGCAGAGAGGATGAGAGAGATGGCAAGATTCAGCGTCGATTACACAATCACCGGCAGGATGAATGAGATCATCGAAGCCGAGAGCGAAGATGCCGCCAGGGAGATCGCTCAAGCCAACGCTGAGAATGAGGATTGGTTTCCCGACCTCGACAGCATCGACGATGTCAACTTCCACATGAGCCGCCTTCATCGCGTCCAGCGGGACGGAGTCACCCTGTCAACGACATACGTTCGTCCAACCGACGTTCGCCTCGACGATTAACTCCTTCCCGCTGAACCGAGGACGAAGACATGGCACTCCAGAAAAAGCACCTGATCGAAGTCCTCGGCTCTGGCGGCCGCAGCGAATACTTCACCGGCTGGAACGATCTCGACGAGCTAACCGGACCTGAGTTCTCGTCTGATCGCGACTACGCGACCAAGTACGACCTCACCTTCCATCGCGACGAAGTTCTCACCGACTACGAGCGGCTTTGCGAACTCGGTTTTGATGCGTCGATCGAGACGATCAGCTTCTTCGCCCCTGACTGGCGCCCCAGCAAGAGCGCGAGGCTTGAGGCTCACTTTTCAATCGCAGCGGAGTGATCACGATGAGCAGGCTGATATTCGATCCGTGGACGGGGAAGCCTGTCGATAAAGTGTCCGACCTACTCCCTTCGCTTGCCGGCTTCGAATGCGACGAATGCGGCGCTGAGGTCATCAATCGATGCATCCGCTGTGGGGCTCCCGTTTGCTGCCCACGATGCTGCTTCGAAGACAGTCAGGACCGGCTCCGGTCAATCAACTCAACCATGTGCAGGTAGGACGATGAGCGAACAACGCGGAATTCCGGCAGGACTTGAGCCTAAGCTGACAGCGGCTATCAGCGAGTTCTTCGCAAGAACCTACGAAGGCGAGAGCGAAGCTGACGTACTCACGGACATTATCGCCGACGTAATCTTGGCGGAACGTGAACGGATGCAGATAGCTAATGCTCATCTGAGCGACGCCGCTCCGGAGCTTCTGGCGGCCTTGTCCGCTCTCCTTGAGCGTTATGTTGGCCTTGTCGAAAGCGGTGACGCTGGCTTCTGGGACGCTGAGGCAGAGGAAGAGGTCATAAACGCCAGGGATGCCATCGCCAAGGCAGGTGCAGCATGACCAACCGCCGCACCATCAACGAAGCCATAGGCTTTCTCACCCATTTCAAAGCCGACGCCGAAGCCGGCATCCCCTGCCAGCCTGACACCATCCAGATGGTCATCGATCGTCTGCGGTCTGTTCTTTACGGCTCTCCGACCGTCGTCCTGGCGTCTGAACTAAGGGGCGAACCACCTGCTCTCCGGTCGGCCATCGTCGTCGGCCTTCAGGCTGCTGAATAGGATCAATGATGAGCGACATTCAAACCCGGCTCGCCGCCATCAACGCAAAGATGCAGGCAGAGCATGCCAAGGCTTACGACGCCGTGGGTAAGGCCATCGTCGTTATTTGGATGTTCGTGGCTGTCTTCTTTGGGCTCGCTCTGGCTGAGCCGCAGTTGAAAATATCCGATCTCGTAAATCAGGAGAACACCTATGCAAAACGCTGAAATCATGGTCCCGAAAGCTAACGCTGTCTCGGCTGGCGTTCCTTCTGGTGAGCGATCAGTAGTTACGCCAATGGAGATGCTCGACCGTGCCGTTTCCAGCGGCGCCAGCGTCGAAACCCTATCGCGCCTCATGGAGCTGCAGGAGCGTTGGGAATCCAACCAGGCCCGTAAGGCATTTGATGAAGCGATGGCGGCCGTCAAGGCCAATATGCCGAAGATCATCAAGACCAAGAAGGTTGACTTCACCAGCAGCCGCGGTCGCACCAACTATCAGTATGAAGACCTTGCCTCGATCACGGAGCAGATAGGGCCGGTTCTTTCCGACCACGGTCTTTCGGTGCGCTACCGTACATCTGCCGAGCCTGAGAAGCCGATCACCGTCACCTGCATCATATCGCACCGCCTCGGCCACAGCGAAGAAAACACGCTTATGGCCTTCAAGGACGACAGCGGCAACAAGAACAGCATCCAGGCTATCGGATCTACCGTCACGTACCTGCAGCGCTACACGCTCAAGGCAGCGCTTGGCCTCGCCGCTGCGGCTGACGACGACGGCTCCAAGTCTGACCAGAAACAGACCGACGCGAAGACAATCACGGAAGCGCAGCAGAGCGTCATCAGCGACCTGATCGAACAGGGGAAGCTGGATATCGAACAGTTCTGCAAGTTCTGGAAAGTCGAGGCTGTCGCCGAAATCCAGATGGCAAAGTTCAATGAGGTTGTTTCCTCCTTGCGCCGTCGTATCGACATCGTGAACCAGAAGGAGAAGGCCGATGCTTGATATTGAGCAGGGCTCCCCTGAGTGGCACCAGATCAGGCTTGGCAAGGTCACTGCCTCGCGTGTCGCGGATATCGTCGCCAAGACCAAGACCGGCTATTCGACCTCTAGGGCCAATTACGCGGCGCAGCTCATCTGCGAGCGGCTGACTGGCGTTCCGACCGAGACCTTCACCAGCGCCGCCATGCAGTGGGGGACCGATATGGAGCCCGAAGCCCGCGCCGCCTACGAGTACAATCGTGCGGCCAGGGTCGAACAGGTTGCCTTTGTGCCTCACCCCAGCATCGCGGATTCCGGTTGCTCCCCTGACGGGCTCGTCGGCACTGACGGGCTAGTGGAGATTAAGTGCCCCATCACAGCCACCCACATCGAAACGCTCACTGGCAAGGCCGTCCCGGTCAAATATGTGACGCAAATCCAGTGGCAGTTGGCATGCACAGGTCGCCAGTGGTGCGATTTCGTCAGCTACGATCCGCGCATGCCGGAAGCGATGCGGTTCTTTTGCGTCCGCGTCCATCGTGTGCCCGAAATCATCGAGGAGCTTGAAAAGGAGGTGATCACCTTCCTGAACGAGATCCGCGCCAAGATCCACACGCTTCGCTCGATCTACGACCCCGACATGGAGACGATCGACGGAGACGCTGCACTGTTGATGGCGGGTGAGTGACCATGGCGAAGAAGGCATCAGAAAATCCGCCCTGCTACGTCATCCGCGACGGCGACCGCCTGATCGGGGAAATGGAAATGGATCGTGAAATGATCCGCCAATTCCCGGCAGGCCAGCGTATCGCCGTGGAACTTTCGACCGGCCGTTATCCGCCGCGCCTCCGGTTCTATCGTGCCTTCCTCAACGACGTAGTGAAGGCGACGGGAGCGGCCCCGAATGCTGACATTCTACACGAGGCCGTCAAGCTGGGATCTGGGTTCACCCACGACGTAAAGTTTCGAGGGCACGTGATCAAGGTACCAGCGTCTATTGCGTTCAAAAACATGGATGAGCCGACATTCGCGGTTTTCCTCAACGCTGCGCTGGCGTTCATCGCTTCCGAATACGGCATCACCCCCGAGGACGTGGAGAGAGCAGCATGACCGAGAAGCCGAAGCCATGCCCCTTCTGCGGAGACGATGAAAGCGTCTACCCGAGCTACAACTGGCCGGGAAGCGGGAAGCCATATGCCATCGACTGCGTCCGATGCGGCTTCGACTTCACGCCTCGCCCGGGAATGGACGTGATCAAGATGTGGAACACCCGGGCAGCCGACAAAGACGAGGCCAGCGCAGCATGAGCGACACCGTTTCCCGCCACATCACCCGTTTCCCCAACGCCAGACCAAGCACAATCCAGTACCTCACCAAACGCGACGAGACCACGCAGAGGCTTCGCCAGGAACTCGGCATGCAGAAGTCACGCAAGCCTTGGTGGCAGGATGTGCTTGACCTGCTCAAGCGCAGAGGGCCGCAGCGCTGATGTCTCGCCTCGAATTCTCCCGCAAAACGAAAGTCGCCATCATCGCCCGAGCCGCCGGCAAATGCGAAGCCTGTTCTGCTGTCCTAAAGCCTGGAGAGGGAGAGGTGGATCACATACTTCCTTGTGCTTTAGGGGGAGATCCTACCGTAGCTAACGGGCGTTTAATCTGCCGAGTATGTCACGTCGAAAAGACGGCCAACGATATCCGCAGCATTCGCAAGGCTGATCGGTCACGAGACAAAGCCTCTGGGGCTATCGCTCCAAAGCAGAAGATCAGATCCGCCGGCTTCCCCGTCTCCGAGAAGGCAGCAAAGCGCCAGGCTAAGCAGGCATTGCCACCGCGCCCGCTTTTCGCGCCGGCCGCCATCATCAACCAGCATACGGAGGGGAAACCATGACCGATCACGAGCGCATAGAGGCGTGCCCATTCTGCGGCGACCCGATGGAAAACCACCTCGGCCTTGTCCGGCACAAAGAAAATCGCCCGTGCATCATAGGCGCTATGGGCATAGATGAAGGCAACCTTACGGCATGGAACCATCGCTCCGCCGTCGCCCCGCAGGCCGGCGATAATGCGGATGAGCCGGTGAAGCCGCTTAGTGAATATCGGATTGCCGGCCAGTGCAATTGTGGGGACTGCCTGCGTATCCGTCGCCAATCCGATCTTGCCTCCCACCCATGCACCTCAACTCCAGTTGTCTCTCAGAATGCACCGGGTTTTGAAGACAAGCGAGGGGATGCGCTTGAACTGACTGCGTGGGAGCGCGAAGAGCTATTCCATTTCGCTGACGGCGGCGCAACGTATCTAGGGTACGATCCCGCCGAACGGGAGAAGTGGAAGGCTTTAGCCGAAAAGCTCAAGGCATCCAATCACGCGTCCCCGGTTATGGAGGGAGCCAAGTGATGACCGACATCACCACCCGCCTCCAATCCATGTCCGAAGCCATGTACTTTGACCGAGGCCAAGATGAACTCGATGCGCTGTTGCTAGAAGCAAAGGGAGAGATCGAGCGGCTTAGGGAGGCGTTGACCGAGGCAGAGGAAACGCTAAGGCTAGTCGAACATCCGGCATTCCCTGATCCGATTTACCATCAGCAGGTGAAGGACCTTGGCAACAGCATCGGCTTTGGAGCGCTTATGTCAACCGCTTCCGTTGCGTGGCGGGAAATCCTTGCAGAGAAAGGTTATCCGATCGGCGGCGAGTTCGTAGCTGGCCCATGCCATGGGACGGTCGTTGCCACACTCGCGAAGATCCGCGCCGCCCTCATTCCACAGCAGAAGGGGAACGCCGATGGCAAAACTGAAGCGCTATAACAAGGATTGCTATCAGGTTGTCGATGATGCCGGAAACGTCCTCTTTCTGGCCTTGGCGCTTTCCAACGGTAAATGGGCGCCATACGACATCGATGACAGGCGCGTTGGCGACATATCGTTTTCCTCTGCCGCCTCTACATTTCTTTGGCTGAAGACGAACGGCTATGTGCCGACAGGAGACGCAGATGCCAAGCAATGAAGCTGATATCCGGAACGCTGCGCTGGCAACCCGGCTGCGCGTCCAGTCCAACACCGAAGAGGTGATGAAGTCGTGGGATACCCTGCGGGCCTATCTGCTCGACGGCGGCCGTGGCTCGCTTGCGCGTGACATATTCGAAAGCATCCTGAGCCGCATCGACGAAGAGCGCGAGGAAGCCGCCGACCACATCGAAGCCTTAGAGCGCAAGGTGGGGGAACTGGAGGCGGAAGTCGCCACCTACCAAGGTCTGCTTGACGCGGCGATCGACGACTACAACGACGCCATCAAGCCGAAGCCCGACGACAAGCCCTTCACTTTTGCCGATCCCAATGCCCAGCGGGAGTGGGAGAGGCAGAGGAAAGAGAGGGGCGAATGACGCGCGTTCTCGTTTGCGGCGGCCGAGACTATGACGACCGCGACCATATCTGGAACACCCTGACGGCTATCCCCGATGTGACTTGCATCATCCACGGCTGTGCCACCGGGGCCGACAGCGAGGCAATGATCGTCGCCGAGGCGCTTGGCATCAAGCACGCACCATTCCGCGCCGATTGGCGAACACACGGCAAAGCCGCCGGCCCAATCCGCAATCAGCGCATGCTCGACGAAGGCAAGCCCGATCTGGTCGTGGCATTTCCTGGCGGGCGCGGGACGGCTGACATGGTGCGGAGAGCCCGCCTTGCCGGCCTTCCTGTCAGGATCATAAAGGAACGCGCTACCTGTGGAAACAATGTGGACAACAGCCCATGAGCCGAGGCCGCACTTACACCAAGTCTGAAATATCCGATGCTGCCGCTGCCGCAGCCATCCATAACGTCCGCGTGGTCATGCACCCATCGGGCGAGATAGAGTTTGCTCCGAAGAGCTTTACTGCGGTCGATCGAGAAGACGACAAGGCAGATAAGGCTTGGAGGGATTGGGAAAATGGAAGGAAAGCTCGTGGGCGTGCATGAGGTCAAAGTCAAATTGGCCGGCGGCACCACGGCTGTCTATTACTATGCGTGGAGGGGGAAAGGCGCGCCGCGGATAATGGCGAAGCCTGGAACCAAGGCGTTCACACAGGAATACGTGCGCTTGACGCGCGATCGGCCGGTAAAAACGACCGAGGGAACGATAGGTTCATTGATCGATGAGTTCCGCGGGACGGCCAAATATAAGGCCCTCGCCCCGACGACACGCAAGGATTACGAGCGCATGTTCGGCATCATCCGAGATGCATTTGGAGACTTGGCGGTTGCCGCCGTAGAGGCCCGTGGAAGCCGAAAGCGCTTCCTTGAGTGGCGAGACACTATGAAGGACTCTCCGCGCTCCGCAGACATGCACCTCGGCCTCTTGGCTCGCTTGTTCGCCTGGGCGAAGGACAACGAAACTATCCTGCGGAACCCGCTCGAGCGCGTCGAACGCCTGCACGAGGGAAGCCGCCGAGATTCTGTCTGGACGATGGAGCAGATCAACACCGTCTTGACCAAGGCTGCTCCTCACCTGAGAAACGTGGCCTGCATCGCACTATGGACAATGCAGCGCCAAGCAGACCTGTTGACGATGCCGACGATCGCCTTCGATGGCGAGCGCGTGTCGATCAAGCAGGGGAAAACCGGCGCGCGTGTTCGGATCACCGCGGCTCCGGCCATCCTGCAGGTATTGCAGGAAGCGAAGGAGAGCCAGCGCCAGCGCGTTCTGGTGAACTCCTTCGGCCAGAACTGGACATCGAGCGGCTTCAAGTCGTCGTGGG